GAGCCTCGCGCTGGCAAGATTGCTGTCGCAGAAGTTACAATGAACCGAGTGAAGAGTAATCAATTCCCAAAGACCGTTTGTGCTGTTGTTCATCAGAAACATAAGAACATCTGTCAGTTCTCTTGGGTCTGTGAAGGCAAGCGTTCGGTTCGTAACAATAATGCTTGGCGTGAATCGCAAAGAATTGCCGAAAGCATATTGATTTCCAAGAAGAGATACGGTATAATAGGTAATGCCAAATACTTTCATGCAACTTATGTTAACCCGAAATGGGCTGATGAAAGTCGAATGATTGCTCAAATCGGTAATCATATATTTTATCATTGAGGCTTTATGCGAATTACAAACGATGTGAAACTTGACTACAAGGATGTTTTGATTATACCAAAAAGATCTACGCTTGCGTCTAGAAGTGAGGTTAAATTAAAACGACACTTTAAATTTCGCAGCGGGAATGAATGGTACGGTGTTCCAATTATAGCAGCCAACATGGACGGTGTCGGGACATTTGACATGGACGTGGCATTAGATAATTGCCAAACAATGACTGCATTGACAAAGCATTTCAAAGATGTTGAATTGATAGACCATTTTAAAAAGAAACTCAACAGCAGCGTTTACTCTCTTGGTATTAGTGACAGAGATCTAAACAAATTCGATAATGTTTATCATGTAGTGGGCGATAAACATATTAAAGTTTGCATCGATGTCGCGAATGGATATACACAAGCGTTCGTAGAATTCATTAAGAAATTCCGCGAACGATACCCTAGTGTTATTTTGATGGCGGGTAATGTTGTTACACCAGAGATGACAGAGGAATTGATTCTCGCAGGTGTTGACATCGTGAAGGTTGGTATTGGTCCTGGTTCTGTTTGCACTACACGCAAAAAGACAGGCGTCGGCTACCCGCAGTTGAGTGCGGTTATCGAGTGTGCTGATGCTGCTCATGGTCTCAAGGGTCACATCATAGCGGATGGAGGGTGTTCCGTTCCTGGAGACGTAGTGAAAGCATTTGCTGCGGGAGCCGATTTCGTGATGCTTGGTGGAATGTTGGCAGGTCACAAGGAAGGTGGTGCATCACCACTTGGTGGAAATAAATTCTACGGCATGAGTTCTGATACTGCAATGGATCTGCATAATGGTGGTGTTGCCAATTACAGAGCATCTGAAGGCAAGACTGTAGATATTCCATATCGCGGCGAAGTGAGCAAGACCATACAGGATATCTTTGGCGGTCTTCGTTCAGCGTGTACATATGTTGGAGCAAGTAAGTTGAAAGACTTGAGCAAGCGAACTACCTTTGTTCGTGTCACTCAGCAGTTGAACAATTCCTTGAGTGTATATGAGATCTAACATGGCTAGTCGCGAAGAAAAAAATAACTTCTCTATGATGATTATGAATCTGGCTATTCAAGAAAAGATTGATCACATGGATGCAATCACTTCATACTGTGAGCGTAACAATCTTGAGATTGAAGTTGCTGCCAGTTTGATTAATGATTCTTTAAAGGGTATCATTGAAGGTGAGGCAATGGAGCTGAGATTTTTGCCACGAGGGAGCAGACTGCCACTATGACTTGGCAACTATTAATCTGGAATATTTTTGTTTGGTCATTTACGGGAGTGATGATTTACATCACACAATCATCTCTTTGGTGGCTGATGCTTCCTGCTTTCTTTACAGGAACTCAGAGTGCATCTGAGTTAGTCAAAGCAGTAAACGAAGCGGAAAAGAATAACGAAGATGATGAAGTGGAGATTGACGAAGCGACGCAAGCAAAGATTCGCGAGACGCAAGCAAAGATGCGCGATCTTCTTGAGAAGTTTAAGAGAGGACAGATTTGAACGGATACGATCTTTATTGCATCTATCAAGCCGTCAAGTTACATTTCACCTCAGAGAGTTATAACTTCTTTCAGTATGATGGAAAAACTAGAGTATCAATAGATGCATTTCAAAAACGCCGCGACAAGTTTCTTTTCCATCGTCTGGCGCGCAAGTATCGCGACGATGAGATGGTTCCATTTTTGGTTGCTAATTTTGTACACAGTGACGATAATTGGACCAAGTCATTGCTTGAAGACCAGGCTGAAGAAACTTATAGGGATTGGAAACGAACCACGGATTCGATGAGCAAGGTTTACTTGGAAGATCTACAAAAGATCTGCCCAGACCCAAACAAGTTTAACAATTTATTTAAAGTTGAAGATGGACAATTTCCACCATTACTGAATCTTCTTATGCAAAAAGAAGTGACTATAGAAACTATGGTGATTCTCAATAACATCTTTGACTTTATTCGAATTTGGGACAAGAAGATTTCTGATGATATCATCTATCCCAAAGTGTCAAGAAAGGTGCGCAAGTATGGTGCTTTTCTTGCGGTGAATGTTGACAAGTATAAACTCTTGACAAAAGAAACTTTACTTGCTCAACGGAATACTATATAATAATATGGTAATGAAGAAAGTGGATAAGCAAAATACAATTTATACAACGCTATACGGAGAATACAAATGAGTTTATCAAATCTAAAGAAGGGTTCGTCCCTTGATAAGTTGAAGAAGGCAGTTGAGCAATCTTCAGCAGGTGGTGGCGGTGCTAAGAGCGCAGATGATCGCTTTTGGCAACCTGATGTTGATGCTGCTGGCAACGGATACGCAGTTATCCGCTTCCTCGATACACCAGCAGTTGACGGCGAAGATGGTTTGCCTTGGGTACAAATCTGGTCCCATGGTTTCCAAGGTCCAGGTGGTTGGTACATTGAGAACTCTCTCACCACTATGGGCAAGAACGATCCAGTTTCCGAGTACAACACTGTTCTTTGGAACTCTGGCATCGAAGCAAACAAGGAAATCGCTCGTAAGCAGAAGCGTAAGTTGACATACATCGCAAATGTGCTTGTCATCTCTGACGCCAAGCGACCGCAGAACGAAGGTAAGGTTTTCCTCTATAAGTTTGGTAAGAAGATCTTTGATAAGATCAAGGAAAAACTTGAGCCTCAGTTTGCTGATGAGACGCCGCTGAATCCGTTTGACTTCTGGAAGGGTGCGAACTTCAAGGTCAAGATTCGTCAGGTCGAAGGCTATCGCAACTACGATAAGTCAGAGTTCGAGGCTGCTGCTCCATTGTTCGCTGGTGATGATGCTCAGATTGAAAAGGTCTGGAAGTCTGCTCACTCGCTCAAGGATTTCTTGAAGCCTGAGAACTTCAAGACCTATGACGAACTGAAGGCAAAGTTGAACAAGGTTCTAGGTGCTGGCGGCGTTGCTGGTGCAACTGCTCCTCGGATTGATGACGAGGAGGCTGCTGCTCCTGTTGTTCGTTCCGCTCCTGCTAAGAAGGTCACTGCTGAAAGCGTCAGCGTCGATGATGACGATATGGCGTTCTTTGAGAAGTTGGCTGCTGAGTAATAGAATCAGAAAACCATTGAGTGTTTTCGGGGGAGCTGATGCTCCCCTTTTTTATGCAGGTCTAACTTGTGGGAATGAAGCATCCAAATCGTTCTTTTGTTGTAGAACTTTAACTTCTTGAGCAAGACGAGTAACTTCTTGCAGAGTTCCTTTGACAGCAACCAATGCTGCGTCTGCTTTACTTTCTGCTGTAGTTGAGGTGGCAGCTGCTTGAGCTGTAGATTTATTCTCAGCCGATGGCATCATTTGGGCTGTAGAACCAGCGCCAAGTGAGATAAAGTATTTCAACATTGCTTGGTCTGCTGTTTGATTTGGAATCATCGATGCTACAGCTGTACCACCACCCCCAATCATTGTTCCGATACTGCCTCGAGAAGCACTAGCATAATAGTTTACAGCGGATGGTCCACCTTCTATCATAATCATAGCTGACATCAATTCTGGTATTTTTGATAATGGAACTTGTTCGTAAGGCTGTATTCCAGTTTCTTTTGATACAAAATTAATATATTGTTGCGTATCGTTTTCGTTACTTGGGGCGTATTTGCTGATGAATTGAGTTAACGATTGCCCTCTAGTTTGAGTATCAAGTTTAA